GGGGCTATCTGGGATGCTGTCTTCGCTATACCAAGTGAACCCATTTGCAGATGCCCACTCTCCATGAGATCTTTTTGTTCCGTCCTTTCTACGCTTTGCTTGTGGCATAGGCGCACTTGGATTCGCAAACAGAAACACTAACTCTGTATCTTCAGGAAGCGCTTTGCTAATCCAAATATATTTACTAAATTCAGCGTAGTCCCAGAACCTTCCTTTAGCTTCAAGAAGAATCTTCTTACCATCAATATCTTTAAGGAAGTCGGGGTGGTAGTTGTGTTCAACAGTGTACGGAACCTTTTGAGTGTGAAAGTTCCAGCCGTCTAATATACCCGTGTGTAGCTCATACTCCCAGTTAGAATCATAACCTTTAACTAAGTCTTTTTCAACAGGTCTTTTAACTCTGGCTTTTCTAAAACCTTTCTTAACTTTTTTCAATGAAGTTGAGCCTCCCGCCTTTCTAGTTCTGCTTCTATGATTAGCCTTAAATCTTCTAAGAACAGGCCATCTATATCACAGATAGTAGCGTCTTCGTTGTTGTACAAAAAGCTACCTACTGCAATAATCATCTGATCTAATGAGAGACCATTGAGCGCTGGTTTACTTTCCATGTGATCAACTCCAAGTCAACATCTTCGATTTCAATATCGGGGAAGATTTTAATTAATTGTTTTATTTTCTTTGTTATCCATTTGGGATGATAGGCATTCAAATACATTGTCCTGTTTGCCATGAAGTGAGTTTGCTCAGGCATCATAGTCTTGTAAGTATCTACGGTGACCTTCTCAGCTTCTTCTTCGGGCAATAATTGTTTCATCCAAGAAACTAGCAATGTAATTGAGTGTCGAGTAATGCGTTTGCTTTTTTTTCTATTCATAATAATTCATCTACTTTCGGTTCGACTACTACTTTGGTTAAGTAAGTTAGGCCGTTTGAGTATTTAAATGTTCTTAAACCTTGACCATCATTGGAATCTGCAAAGCAGTTGTACTTGTATTTACACCAGCTACAGCCCTTAGCAAGCTTTATATTTCCTTTCTTTCCATCCGGTATTGGAGCGTAACAAAGTTCTGGTGGTGTGTCAAGCTCCAAAGAAGGAATAAGTTTGTTTATTTTAGATTTAATATTAGGCTTATCAAGATCATCGGGCACATACATGCACAGCTCTCCGCTCTCTTTGTTCAAAACCAAGAAGCCTCCATTCTCTGTACCCTCTGCTTCCTCATAACCGGCAAGCTGCCCAAGATAACCGAAGGGATCGTCTTGTGCTAAGCGCCCTTCCTTGAACTTGTTGAATGCAAAACGAGATGCGGTCTTAACATCAACCACCTCACCGTTTATCTTGCAGTCCATATGACCTACGATGCCGTCAACTACAACTTCTTTTTGCTCATCTGTTACTTCGTAGTCCACCATGCGTACTAACATCAACACAATCTCTTCAAGCAAGTGGCCGTACAAGAACTTAATCTGTGTCGGGCCATCCACACCACCGCGTCCTTTAGGATCACGCTTCTCATACCACAACTGGCGAGGAGGTTTACCTACATTAGACATCCGAACAGTGAAATCGGAGTCTCGTTCCCGTGGTGTTGCCCAAGACATCAAGGCTTCTTTCATTCCTGATATAGTTCGGTCAATGTTCTCTTCGGTGAGAGGCAAAGGTTTGCCATCGTCTGATAACCTCTCAAGCTCGTTGTAAATTTCAGGTACTAATTCATGTAAGCCCATCATAATTTCCTTTGTTTAAAGCTCAGTGTTCTGAACAATAGATTTTATATCTTTAAGCGAAGCCTTGAACCACTCGCCACGTTTTTCTATCTTGTTGTTTGCTAGTTGCTCGTGTACTTTTTCTTCTGCGTTCTTTCTGTTATCAAAGTACTTACAGTATTCTACCGCATAATCTCTTAGAGGTGAAGATGTTTGATACCCAGAGCATCTGTCATATGCATCAATAGCTCGTCCTACCTTGAACCACCCATCCCAAGCAGGATTAGAGATTATATAAACATAGCCGTATTCCACAGTAGAATACTTATCTAGCGATGCGAATGCTACGCTTTCAAAAGTTTTAAATCTTCCGGGGGTGTGTAGTGGATGTGAGGCAGGGACATACTTACCGCCAACAAACATACGATTAGAGTTTTTACGTCTGTGCGCTTCGATGCTTCGCCTAGCTCCATCACTTGCTCCAACATACCACCACTTGCCGCTTTCAAAAATTGAATTTTTAACATTGGGTATAGTACTTGTATTCATCGTGTCTACCTCTGAATTATTAGTGGGTTTCTGACCAGTTGTTTCCGACATTATAATCTCCATCTAAGGGGCAGTTTAAGTTTAACCTCTTGCCCGCTTCTATAATAGACTCTACTCCAAGCTTTCCTACAGCATCTGCGACAGTTTCATGGCACTCTATCTGCCACTCATCGTGTACGTTAGCTACAAACTTAGCATCTAAGTAAGTCAGTTTAGAATCTAATATTATTAAAGCCTTCTTCATTACAATAGCTCCTGCGCCCTGCAATAAAGTATTAAGTGCAGCGTGTTCAGAACGAACAGTCAAGCGCCTGCCGTCTAACGCTTTAACGAATCCGCTTTTAGCTTCTCGCTGAACTCTGTCCGTAAGCTTCTTAAATGATGGGAGACCATCAAAGAAGCGTTGTCTAAGCTGCTTACCTGCTGCTCTACCTCGTCCAGCCACTGACCCAAGCTTCGCATCTCCTGCTCCGTAGAGGAGGGCATAGATGAAAGTCTTCGCCTGATTTCTTGATTCAAGTCCTGCAAGTTTTTGATTAGCGGTGTGTATGTCTCCGTTAAGGATTTCATTTGTATAGCCCTCATCGTCTAAATAGTGTGCCAACATTCTAAGTTCTAAGCCAGAAGCATCTATGCCCACAAGTTTATAGCCTTTCGGTACTGTCCAACAAGCACGACAGTCTTCACCGTAGGGCGAGTTACTGCTGGGTATCTGTGCCATGTTAGGATGTGAGTGAGTCATACGAGATGTCACCGCACCGTTGGGATTGACATATCCGTGAACCCGTCCTGTCTCTTCATTAAGTTCTTTAATCCAGCTTTTAGTTTGTGCTAAGCGTTTCTGTAGCATCAAGTACTTAGCAATCATTGCAGCTTGCGGGATATTCTTAACCCTATTGAGTGTTGCTTCATCTACAATGGGCTGTCCTGTAGGTGTATGCTTATTAGGATTCCAGCCAAAGCGAATAAGATATTCACCGATCTGTTTCCTTGAACCTAAGTTAAAAGGTATTTCAGTTTTACGTGCAATGGGCTTACAGTTTACATCAAGCGTTAGCTTCTCGTATTCTAGGTCTGTCAGCCTTGTGCCCTTTCCGTGTTGGTCTGTAGCTGTCTTAGCTACTGCGCCTGTGGCAGTAAACTTAGGAGTAAGGATCTGTGTAACAACTACAGGTTTAAACTCCTCCTGTACCTCTTGCTCCAAGTCATGTAGTTTAGTTTCAAACATTGCCATCAGCCCCATCACCTTCTCAACATCTAATACGAAACCATTGCTCCGCTGCTCATCAATAATCTTAGCTACAGCATGCTCTATCTGAACTGATTGTGGTGTGAATCCACGGCTCTCAACCTTGAGTGCTTCATATACTTTAGTATTAAGCAGCACATCGTTCTTACAATACTCTAGCATCTCTGGAGTGTACTGTTCCCATGCGTCTTCTTGCTGTCCGAAGTCGCCTTTCTTGAACCCCAGCCTGTAGCCCCAGCCCTCAAGACCGTGATTGCCTTCGCGTGTTGGGTTAAACAAACGCGACAGCACCAGAGTATCTACAATCTTCTTGTCGAACAGGTCAACACCAGAAATCTTTTTAATTGCAGGAATGTCATAGCCAATTAAGTTATGACCTATCAGTTTAGTTGCAGAGGATAGAAGTTCATAGCCCTCTTGCAGCTGAGTGTTGTCAAACGTAAACACATCCATAGTATCTACGTCTTGAGCCACGATACAATGAATCTTCGTGGGGTCTAAGCCGTCTGCTTCTATATCAAATACTAAGTTACTCATTCGCATACTGCTCCTTTAGGATATGCTCTTTATCTTTATTCTTCCAAACATTATTAGGACTGCGGTGATCTTTGAGCATCTCTTCGTAATACTCTTGAAGCACATCAAACTCTATTGCAACGCGCAGCCCCGCTCCAGTGAAGTGTGCCCAATCAAGAATCCCAACAGGCCTAAACCTTGTTTTGTTTTTAGCTATTAAGAATCCGTTAAAGATTGTACCCTGTCTAGTGTAGCTTACTTCATAAACTAATTCAGGGGCTGTCTTTCTAAGATGTTGCAGCGCCTTCTGTAAGGCGTAAGTTCCGTAAGGTGTCTTACTCATATTATATCTCCATCAAACTGAGACGCATCGTAATCATCTAACTCTCTAAGCCTTCCTGTCTTGCCATCATACAGTAAGTTGCATGCCACTCCGACATCTCCGGTGTATCTAGATTTAAGCACTCGCACCTTGGTGGTTGATGCCTCTATTTCATCTTCTGATTGTTGGTTACGCTCAAGTGCAATCACGCAGTCAGATAACTGAGCAATAGACTGTGAGCCTCTGAGGTGTGATAGGCCTGTCTCGATACCGTTCTCATGTCCACGGTTCCCTTCAACTCTACGCAAGTGTGACACTAGGATCATGCCGCAGCCTGTTTCTTCTACCATGGTTCTGAGCTTATGCATGATACTATCAATAGCTTTCCGCTCATCATTCTCCAGTGTAGAGAGAACCAACATGTGTAAGTGATCAACAACAATCCATTTACAGTCTAGACCAATGATCATGTAGCGTAGCTTGCTGAAGATGTCATCAAGATTATTGACACCGTGGTGAGCATGAATCCAAACACGACCCTCATTATCACCCATGAATACTTTCTTGAAGCATTCGTCTAACTGATCGTCTGTGAACTGAGCCTTAACACTGTCGAGGTGTAGCTTGGCGTTAGCTTCAACGGCCATGATGCCCTCAGCAGTACGAGACCAGTTCTCTTCAAGGGCTACAACACCTACATTATCTTCTGTGTTATCGATCAGCCAGTGTTCTATCTCACGAGTAACAGATGACTTACCCAGCCCTGTGCCGCCAGTGAGAGTGACTAGCTCACCTGCTCTCATGCCTTCTAACTTGCCGTTGAGACCAGACCAAGGATAGGGAATAGCTGTTTTCTTTTCAGTGCGTAGCTTTTGATAAGCTCCCAGCTGATCAGATAGATTTAAAACACCAGAAGGTGTGTAGAGTTTTGCTTCCCAGAAAGCACTAACATATGCAGAATGTCTACCCTGACGCAACATATCGTTTGCATCCTTGTAGTCCACAGGCAGTGTCATGATCTTAGCTTTGCCGGGAGTTAATAGTTTTGCAATTTGTTTAGCCGCTTCCTTGCCGGGCTTATCGTTGTCGAAGTTAATGACAACAGAGTCGAACGACTCAAGATATTCAAGACTAGCTTTAACATCACGGACACCTCCCTGTGCCCCTGACTTTATTGATACTGCTGGCCACTTAGAACCCATAAGTTCGTAAGCAGCCATAGCATCGCACTCGCCTTCCACTAATGTTATAAACTTACCGCCTGCTTTAAACAGGTTCTCACCAAACAACCCAACTTCTTTAGAGCTTCCTTCCCAAGCAAAAGACTTATCTGGCTTGCGAATCTTTGAAGCTGCTAGTTCGTGTCCATTATAATAAGGGTAAACATGCTTATCAATCTGGCCTGAATTAGTAACTGTAGCTCTCACCCCATACTTTTTTGCTGTAGCTAAACTAATCTTGCGATCAGCCAGCTCTACAAATCTAGCATCAGATGTCCGCTGCTGGTGTGAACTCTGTTCCATCTTACTGTTCCTTTGATAAACTTCAAAGTCCGTTATCGTGTCCGGTTCAATGTCCGGTTGGTGTACTTCCGATGTACTGTAGTTTTTAAAATACTTATTACAACTAAAGCAGAATGCAGACCCATCATCATTGATACCTGCTGCATCGCTAGAGCCGCACTCAAAGCACGGCTGGTGCATTTTAACGAAAGGCATTTGCCTTACTCCTCAGTTTGTGCAACTTCCTCTGTTGCGATAGCCTCTTCCGTAAGGTGGTTTTCTTTAAGATCATTAATTAGTGCTACAGTGGCTGCTTGCATTAAGCCTGCGGTCATTGAAGCTTCTTGCAACTTGGCGTTTGCTTCTACCAAGTGTGTAAGAATTACCCTACCCTCATCTGAGAGTAGGTCTGATTCATAGTTTACGTTGTCGATTGTTACTAGTGCCATTACAGTTCATCCTCCATTCCGCCATCTAGTGAATCAAACTCTGAACCATCAGGTGAACCAACTTCTACTAAGTCAATAACCTGCATAGCTTGGAAGTCTAAGCCCTTAAATATCTTGCCTTTCCATTCTGATTCCCACTCCTTGTACTGAACCTTAACGCTTGAGCCGTTACCTACACGAGCATCTAGCGGGTTCTTGTACGCATCTACCAAGCGGGGTGCTGGACGTACCATGCCGTTCGGGCCGTTAACTTTACGCTTGATTACAACTGCTGGGCCTTCATCCATCTGTTTAATAGTGAAGCCTCGTGATTGAAAATCTTCAGCAGTCGCCTCATCTACAACTAGATTAACCGAATACACTGGCTCATAAGTTGTGTTAGGTGTAGTGACTGAAGCCCAATATGCTGCGCCTTGTAGTATTGCCATGTTGCTTTCCTCTTTGTGGTTGTAAAATGTTTGTGGAATATACCACGTTTATTTGTTGCCGTCAATATCTGAAGCCTTGATAAAGATTCCGTCCTTCATTATTCCTGTACGATCTTTAATATCTTCATAAGCATGATCAATACAGTGCTTCAAAGGCAGGTTGTTTCGTACAGCTATGTTAATTAATATAACTATGATGTCTCCGATGTCATCAACAGGTGTCGTATTTTTGCAGATGCTGTCTGATAACTCCCCAACTTCCTGCATAAGTTTTAACACTTGTTGTTTATCATCCGACCCATGTATAAGGTTACGAGCTAAGTGCCAAGAGATTATCCGCTGTATTGAAATCTCTATGCCACGGTTTTCTTCATTTATTTCTTGCTCCATATCTCTCCTCCTTTAACTTTTGTTTTAACGGTGTCTGATTTAACAGCCATTAACTCCATCATAGCCTCATATTCAGTCTTGTCAATAATGTATTGTATTACAGTTTGCTCCCTGACATTGTACATAGAGCAGGCTGTACTTAAAGGAACCTTCCCGTCCACCACATCCAAAGCTGCTTTAGCTGTAGCCATAGCTTCAAGACTAGGACTGCCAGATATTGTTTGTTCAAACATTATGCTAACTCCAAAAACATAAACAACAATGTGAATAGCACTGCGAATATCACCGCAACATTACTCCACTTTATAAACCTGCTAGGTATCCTTGAAAAATCAAGTAGTCTTTTTACTCTCCTTGACTTCAGTAGATTGCTTAACATTTTTCATCTCCTCTTTAAATGTTTGTTTAAATATTTCATCAAAATTTTTACTGAACTTATTGTGATCTACTCTTCTAGCTCGATCACCTTTACCGCCATGAGTTTGTTCGCCCATGTCATCCCTCCATATATACTTGTCCGAATGTAAGAACAAAGAAAGGCACACACAATACTATGCCTTCAAACTGTGCGGCTTCAAAACCATCTATGTCATCGCCACACACCCACACTGCACGAGTATCAGTAAACTCTAAGTCTAAACCCACACCGTTTCGTACATTTACACTGAAGTTATACTTTCCAAAATTGATTGTCATCCTATGCTGCCCTCATGAATTGGTTAGATTTAACAGCCTCACGAACTATCTGCTGTCGTTGATTCTGAACTGCTGCAATGTTCACCTCATTACTAAGTCGGGAGGCTGTCGCATGAGTTGACCAGTCAGTCAAAGCATTATACACAGCCCAGTAATTATTACCTAGTCGCTGAGAATAAACTGTTTTATATTTGTTCCAAACATATTCAAGACTGGCGTTGCGTCTGGGAAGATCTCCAAGGATAACTTGAGGATCAACGTACCCTAACCCTATGAGCTTCTCAGCTGATGTGCATTTGAGAGACTTACAAAAGAATATAAAGGCGCTCTCATCATCAGTCCTTGTCTGCTGCCACTGCTGCCACAGGTCACGCTCTTTGTGGAAAAGTTGTAAAGACTTAGTGATAACTCGACCACCCTGCTCAATGTCCAAAGACCTTGTGTGCTTTGCTTTAAACACAGCAACCTCACCGCTAACAAAGACTTGTAGATTTGTACACGCCTGCTGAATAGCTGCTGCACTGATCATGAACGGCCAAGTACCATCGAAGGATGATATGGACAACAGACTCAGAGCAGCTGTATCTCCATCAGCAGTCCTATACGTATGCTCAGGAAGTTTGTACTGCACAAAAGTTCTTGAACCATCATGAGATGTACGGATAGTTTCTTGTATCCCGTTAATTGACAGATCAGAACGCTCAATAATATTACGAGTAACATCTATCATGTGCTTAGGTGCAACAGGTTTGTAACCATGTCCGTGTACTCCCAGCTCTTGAGCTGTATCTGTACGATAGATAATAGACTTGGAGCTTTCATAAGCATCTAAATAAATTAAAGGTGCTGTAGCTATATCAAAATCTGCTGAGCCATAACCCCCATTGCGGATTGTAGTTAACGCTGTGTTGTTTGCAAACATAGGTGTAATGTTGTTCATTTCATTCTCCAAAAAAAAGTTTTAGTCTTCGGTTGACATCATTTGAAAAGAGATTATAATACTTTTAAGGTTTACAAGTCAACTATTATTTTATTTATAGTATAACTTATAAGATACAAAAGAACTTATGCACTCTATCAAGACTATATAGTGTGTATTCCTTATAATTAATTATAACAAATCCTTATTGTTATCCTCTTCAACGACCTCAACTGGTGAAATATCCACCACCTGATCGCCATATGGCTTATAAACGCCAGAGTTTTTGTTGATCTCTGCATATTGTAGGGCTTCTTCGGGTGAACCAGCCGCCACATCTATGAAGTAACCATTCACTTTTGACATCATAACTTTGTAAACCTTTATAGGTTTCTCAACGTCCATCTGCATTACTAACTTATCTATCATCTTCTTGAACCTCTGATTTGAGATGTTGGTTTCCTTCCTTTCGGAAGCGTTTGTTGTAGCCGCGCTTAATCTTTTTAGCTTCTTGGCTTTTAAGACTTATGAATTTTCTCCAGCGGGTCAGAACATCCTGCTCATCACCGCCTTTTAGTTTTATTCTATTCCGCATTTTTCTCTACCAGAGCTGAGTGTGCAAGTGTTAGTTCGCGATAGTGTTTGTTCAACAGCCTCGCCCCTGTTTCGCTCACCTCTGCACCGTTCAAGTCCTCAAGTGTTTCCTCTAGTGCCATTTCGACCAGCTCTAACAGCACAGCGTGTTCACTAATTTTCATTTGCTTTCTCCCAAGTACGTTATAATATAGAAAGGCCCACCACGCTGACCAATTTTATGTGCATCTTCAAGGGTTGCAGCGTACTGCGTACAACCCATCTCATCCCAATCAATTGCCCACATTATTTACGCTCCTTTTTTCTTGAACCATTTTCTCTGATTCCCAAGCTACTAAAAACGATACAACAATTAGCGCTGCTCCGAATAGTTCCACCATGTTATCTCTCCACAATTACTCTAAAGTCTATCGCATCTATCTCAGTTCGGACTGCATCAACAATAAAATCTTCTACACTGTCACGCACTGATCGCTCAATCGCATCAGTATCCACATCATCTGAATCCTCTGCTTCTATCTGATCAATACGAGACTCGTGATCATCAACCCGACAATCTAGATTCTCAGCTATGCTATGAGCTTCTTCAGCATTAGCCAGCGCATCTTCAGCTGTAGACTCAATAATATCTAGACGCTCAGTCAGGGTTATCATATCTTCAACACCTGTAGCATTTTCTAGAGCCATTATTTTCCGTTCTAGTTCAGCAACTCTATTGGCATCTCGTATCTGTAAGCCTTCAAGCTCATTTACTTTAGCTTTAATGCGACCATCAATCCACGCTTCTACTGCTTCAATTAAAGTTTTCATATTACTTAACTCCTACAATTAGATTATCTTTCATAGTTACTTCAGCAAAGAACTCGCGCCCTTGCCCTGTAATGTGTGGCCGATTAGCTCCAACCATATAGCCACTGCTTACATACTCAGCGCCAAACAAGCTAGTCTCTATGTACTTGAGCGGCTTGCCGATATTAGCTTTTAATTCTTTCTTGCTAGGGTAGTTAAATACAATCATGTTATTCTCCAAATAAATTTAAAGTTAGTACTATATATTCTTATCCAACAGGGCGCACAAACATATACGCCCCCCTCATTTACATCTGCTCTTGCACCGCAGCTGCATTTAGTCACTTCATTAATCCTTTCTCTCGCAGTAGCTTAGTGTTTAGCTCACAGCTCACATCTATCAAGTCCATTAGAATCCTGCGATCCTTACCGTCTATTGGCATAGAGCAAACCCATTCAAACAAATCACTGAACTGCTTTATGTCTCTCACTGTCACTTCTGATAACTTCATACTCTTATTCTCCGTTTACATATAGGACAGGGCTGTGTCCAGTCAGTCTGCTCAGGGTGTGTGCAGTATTTAGTGCGGCCATCTTCAGGGAACTTATACCCTCCCGATGTTCGAATCTTCTCAGATTGCAGCCGCTTCAATTCAAACTTTGTCAGTCTCATCTATCCTTTCTCCATTGCAAGTTAAACACTGAGGGAAAGAACTCTCTCCAATACATTCTGTCCTCATCCATAGAACGTGCCCACACTCGACCAGTACTTGCACCATGTAGGGGTATTGCGCCTCCAGAGATTACCCATGCTTCGCCATCGCGATCCCTGATCAGCTCATCCATTACTACTTTCTCGTTTGCTTTGTTGAACAGTGTCCAACCTTGTTTTGATATAAACATTTTCATTCTCCGTTATAATTAATTATAAGAACTCAGGCCCGATCAAACTCACCCTTGTAATTAGTTTCCACACGCGACCCATCTTGAAACTCCACAACAACAGTCGCGTAGTAATCGTCTGGGCTGTTGACAACTTTATACTCAGCACCAAACTCCTGCACTACAGTCTCACCATCAGCTCGACCATCACACTCAGCCACATAGAGCCAGTCAAAAAAATCATCCGCGATCATATCTATTCTCCAGTTATAATTAGCCGCCCACCGCGATCATGTCAGGGTCTACCACAAATCCGCTTGTATCTTTTTTGGCCTTACCTTTTGCCAGTAAGCCCACCACCACATGGCCCGACCTGAGATTGTCCAGATCACTATTGTCCCCGTCAATAACCGGACGACCCATAAACCGAGCCGGTAATCTTTTGTGGAACACTACCGCCATCGGGTAACCGTCCGGCATTTGCTCCACCTGCTTACGATAGGATGGCTTGCCGCTATAGCTGAACATCAACTTGTAATTAGTTGGCGTTCTGCCTAGTCTTTTAACTACCTTGGTGTAGTCATAGAAACTCAGCTCTGGAAACTCCTGCGGTATCTGGTGCTTTTCCCATGGAATGTCGCTGATTGTATTCAGCCTGACTACGCCCACAGACCCTGTACGCTTGCAGAGTTTGGAAAAGTTAGCCAGCTCTACCCGCAGCTGAGCCAGAAATCC